ACAGTGCGTGGACGATACTTTTCGACCCAAAGATATTCATTAGACATTCACAAACTCCATAACAAAACATAATTATATCACGATATCTTAAGAAAGTAAAGTTTAATCTCCGTCTTCCATTGCTTTTTCTTGTTCCATCGTTTCGACCAAAGAAATAATTTGAATTCCTTGATCACGCAACTGACCAATAGTAGAGAGTTCTTCACCCTTAAAACCACCACGTTGAGTGATAGCATCTACAACTGCTACAGTTGATCGAGCAACCTGATTAGCAAGTTTCATCAGTTCTGCTGTATTATCTGTCGACATTTTATTTTATACTCCAAAAGTTGAGGATTTTTCTAGTGCAATCCAATAACGAACGTTCATTTCTTTATGCTTAAACTCTGAAATCAACTTCGAGGAAATACTCACTTCGTAATCGCCAGGAAGCAATTTCAGATTCGAGATATTTATAATGAAGTTAAAGACTGAGTCAGCAGGAAACTCTCCATCAATTTCGATCGAATATGTATTTGATGTAGAGTTAGCATTATCCACAACGGACAATACAAGGGATCCATCTTTACCTGAGATAGACATTTCTGAGTGACCGAGAGTTGCGGCAGCACGTTTAATCTTATTGATAGTATCACTGCTAAAAGTAAATTTCACGTCCGCATTCGGCATGTTAATATCTTTTGTAGGTGAAGTCAAAGTTTCTTCAGGCGAAAAGAAATACTTGATTTTTGATCGACCAGTAGAGTCACCAACTGTTACGAAACTTTCATCAAATTTCAAGTTTGCTTTATCCATCAAACCAAGAACACCGATAAACTCATTCAAGTCGTAGATACCAAACTTTTGAGAAAACTCTTCCGTGACTTGCGCTGTAGCAACCACATTCCGTGCTTCACTAATAGTCTTGATAGTATTTCCTTCTTGAACCAGAAGATTCTGGTTAATGCCTGAAAAATTTTTCAGGACTTCGATAGTATTTTCATTCAATTCCATAATACTCTCCGTGTTTCAATTATTGAACTATTATACTACATAATGACATATTTGTAAACCATTATGCGACCATTTTGCTAAAGTTTTTTTCTTTCTTAAATTCAATTTTGTGATTGAACTTACCATCAAGAATCTCACCTTTGTGAGAAATGACAAACACATTAGTTTTATCATCTAAGGTATAAAGAATCTTTAGCAAGTTCTCCACACCATCATGATCCAAAGATGAATCAAATGTTTCATCTAGAACCAATAGATTAGTAGCAACAGAATTTTTCATCTTAGCAATTTGTCTCCATGTAAATAAGAGTGCTAAGTCGATGCGTTGCTTTTCACCTTCACTAAATGAATCATATGTAAACTCGTCTCGATGTCGAGATCTAATAGTTTCATGGAATGATTCATCCAAATTGAAATGAACAAAGAAATCTAAAACTTGGAGATATTGATTTACAAGTTTATTGATCGCTGGTAGATACTGCTTGATGATTTTGGTTTTTATACCAGTATCTTTGAGCATTTCATTGATTACCATATTATAATTAAACTGCTCAGACATATTGATTTTGCTTTCAAACATCAAATCTTTTTCATTTTTCATTTGATCGCGTTCTGCACGTGCGGCAGTTAGGTCAGCACCAACCTGATTTTGTATAGCAGATTGGTACTCTTTTATTTGGTTTTGAAGGAAAGATATCTCCCTGTTGTTCTCAGAGAGTTTAGATAACCGATCTCGAAACCCAGCGAGTATGCTAGTCTGTTCACTAATCTTCGTTTCCACCTGAGTGCCTTCTTCTCCGATGGTTTTAAGCGCTGACTTCCACCCACGTTTTTCTTCTTCAGCAACGGAGAGAATCTCATGTTTATGGCCGTCTGAAATGGTTTGGTCGCATACGGGACACGAACCATTCTCTTCGAAAAAGGTGATCCGTTTATCGATGTCACGGATTGAAGAGATCTTATCCTGACTTCCGAGCAGTAGACTTTGCTTCCGATCCTGTAAAGATTGTAACCCTTCTTCGGTTTGTTGAATAGATTCTTCGAGACCCATGCTAAACTCACTATTCTCAACCTGTAACGCATCGATGCTATTCTTCGATTCTTGTATCCTAGATTCATAATCCCTCCTTGACTCCTCAGTCACTGCAGCAACATCACGAATGTATTTGTCTTGAGCAGTAATCTTATTGCTTTGGATATCAATATTGTAATTGAGGTCTTTTAATGAATCTTTAAGGGCATTAGTCTTTTCTTTCAGCAAAGTATTCATTGAACTGAATACGTTAATATCAAGCAGGTCTTCAATCACTTCTCTTCTGTGACTTGAAGATAACTGCATAAAAGGGATAAAGGAAGAAGAACCAAGTACAACAACTTGATGGAAAGTTTTATGGTTCAGTTTTAAAATGTTTTGTTCTAAAATCTTTTGATATTCTTTAGCATGAGATGACTGATTAATCATATGCCCATTTTTCCAAATTTCAAATTTCTTAGGTTTTTCACCTCTTACGATTTTAAATTCATTCTTTCCAATAGTGAACTCAACTTCTACAATCATATCTTTTTTATTGACAGAATTTACAAGTTGAGTTTTAACAATATTTCTATGCGCCTTACCGAATAAAGAAAACGACATAGCATCAAGCATGGTAGATTTACCTGCGCCATTTTGACCGACAATAAGAGTCGACTTTTCATTGTTTAATGGAATATCCATAAAGGTGTTACCAGTAGAAAGAAAATTTTTCCAACGGATATTTTTAAATACAATCATATTGATTCTAGTGCCTGTGCTTCAATCATAAGTTCTCGAACCTGATTTTTTATCCTATCTTTATCTAGATCTGTATCGACACCATCGATATAAGAATCTACAATAGAAGAAGTATCATCAAATTCAATTACTTCATCATTAATATTATCACCTATGAACTCATTGAAATTTTCAGCAATCTTGAGTTCATGGATATTTCTATTTTGTATGCGATCAATAAATCGATCAAACATGAATTGATCTTTTCTGTTAATCACTACAACTTTGACAAACTTATTGTCAAAGTTTTCCATTTCATTATAGTTATTATAATCTATTTCATCATCATTGTAAAGCACTTTTTGAAATAATGTGTATGGATTACGAATTTTTTCTATCTGTCTTGTTTCAGTATCTACGATATGGAAATACTTCGGATCGTGCGCATCAGACCAGAAAAACTCCATTTGACTACCAAGATACCATATGTTATCCTGACGAGAACTTACATGAAAATGTCCAGTAAGAACCTGCTCAAATTTGCTGAACGTACTTTTATCAATACCATGTTTATTCGTAATACCACGAAGCATTTCAAATCCGTTAAGTTCTAAATGCGCACCCAACCAATCTGCTTTACAATCTCGAATAAACTTCATAGATGAATCGTAGTTTTCAGGATTAATCCATGGCAGTAATGCCATTTTAAGTGAACCATATTCCATCACAGTTGGTTCCATAACAATATGGACTTCGTTCATATAATGTCCGAGCAACTCTTTTAATGAGTTTAAGTCATTAGTGTTTTTGTAATATGTGTCGTGGTTACCAGGAATGATATCCATACGCATACCACGTTTACGAACGACGTCTAAAAAATGTTTTCTGTTATGGTTGAGTGCTTTGAAATTTACAAACTTACGATGATCATAATAATCTCCAAGATGTACGATTTGTTTCACGCCCTGTTTTTCACATTCAGGAAAAAAGATATTATCATAAAAATCAGCAGAGTTATTTAAAAATATTTCCGCAGAGTTTCTGATACCGCAATGAGTATCATTCAAAATTGCTATTTTCAATCCATGAACTCCTCAAGATCAGAGTCTGCAATGCGAGTTCTTTTTCTTTTCTTTTCTTCTTTAGAATATTCTTTTATTTCTGAATCGACTGTACGAACTTTGTCAATACGATCCCTCAATGTATCTACAAATGCGCCTACAACTTGATTAGACATTGCGTCACCGTTCTCGTTGTCAACGAAGTTTTCTATACCTGCTTTTGTGAGATATTTAATCTTTACGTCTTGCTGCTTCTTTTCTTTAGCGATACGTCGTAGAAAAGCGAACCAAGTAATTTGCGTGAAATACGCAAAAGCATTTGGTTTTCCTGTTCGAGTTGCTGCTTCGATGTTATAGTTCTCGATTGCTTTTAAACAATTTTCAACTGCATCCATAACCATCTCTTCGCGATATGTATAGCGAATAAAATTAGATTTGTGAGACAAACCTTCAGCGATTCGTAGGAAACACTGAGCAATATAATCGGTTACAACAGGAAGTTGTTCGTTGTTCTTTTTTGCTTCGCGAACAGTTTTTACATATTCTACAACTGCTTGTGAAAATTCTGCGTTATTAACGTAATGAATGCTTGCTCTTTTATTTTTTGCCATCATCACATCCTTTCATAATTTAACATAATTATATCATGATTAGTTGAAATTGTAAACCATTAATTTTTTCTTTTACACAAGAATTTAATGGCTAGTCAAATCGTAAAAAGTATGATATAATAGCATTAATGCGTCAGAGAAAAGGGGGATACCTTTAATGTAATCTTCCTCTTGGGTTGAATTTTATAATATTTGGGTTGTCAGAATCATTAGAAAAATTTTCCTGCTCTTCTTTTTCCAATTTAGCCTTCAACCATTCGTGTACTTCTTCTGGTTCTAGACCTTCGATTTCAGAAAAAACTTCATCCATATTAAATGCTTGTCGTTTTCCAGACTGCGCTTTTTCAACTTCTTTAATCGCTGTCGAGTAATGAACAACTAATGTTTTAGAAGGAATCGTTTCACTAATAATATGACCGACGTTCATTACAACTAACTCATCAATTTCATCTTGAAATGAAACTAATGGTCTAAAAGAATAATACCTGACATTGTTATCATAATCTTCCGCAGATGAGATCCTAAGTGCTCTACGAATAATTATTTTACCAGATTCATCTTTTGGGCTATCAATCACTTCACATACGATTTCGTCATCATTAGTGAGTTTGAATTGTTTTAAATTTCTCATAGGTCTATCGTCACTGTTTTAAAATCAAATTGTTCGTTCTTATACATTTTAGTTCTTTCCCATGAATGAAGAAGGCAGAAATTTTTTCTTGTTAACCAACTGATGTCATCTGATATATCATAAAGAGTTGTTTCCCTACCGTCATCACTTTTTCTTAAACCTCTTCCGATACTTTGTAACACTCTAATTTGTGATTTACTTGGTGAAGCAAATACAATATTATGTAGGTTCTTAATATTGATACCTGTTGAAAATGTTCCTAGTGAAGCCACAACGATTGCGTTCGGCATTTTTTCCACAATTCCTCGGATTGCTTCACGGTCGGAGGTAGCGACGTCACCAGATACAAAAAAAACTTTGCGATTTTCATCTGCTTTATCCCTTATCATATTGAATAATGGTTTACCATGTTTTTCTACATAGTTATATAGGACAAGAGTATTTCCTTTTAAATCTAATGCTAAATTCCTAATAAAATTATTGCGTTTCTCGTGCGATACAATATAATCTATTTCTTCTTGATAAGTCTTTTTACCAAATTCTTTTCGAGTTTTTTCATCATGCTTTAGTTCTATTCTTTTGATATTTAGTTTTGCTAGAGTATCGTTTTCTTGTAATTTTTTAGTTGTAGTAACTCTATATGTTTTACCGAATAATCCCTGAAGCACTAGTTCATGAGTCTGAGAACCGTCTAATGTTCCAGTAGTTCCGAAACGATATTCTGCTTCACTACATTTATTCATAATATTCATAAGAGATTTAGATTTAAATCCGTGACACTCATCACCGAATACGCAACCGAACTGCTCAAACCAAACTTTCTGTAACCTATGGACTGATTGCCATGTACTGATTACAATATCTTTTTCTGTAGATTTATCTTTTCCCGAATAAATTCTATGTACATTTTTTTCTACATCAAAACCATACTCCGCGAAATCACTGTACATTTGTTCAACAAGTGAAGTAGTCGGTACGATAATTAAAACTTTGGTATGTTCATTTTCCCTTATCAGGTCTAAATAATACCTTAAAATCAAATAGATGATGAAGGATTTTCCGGATCCTGTTGGACTGAGGAGGATTGCTCTTTTTCTTGTAAGCGCTTCTCCAATACACTCAAACTGATAGGGACGAGGATCGAAAGGAAGATTAATCCCATTGAGAAATATGCTAAGATCGGATGGAGTGATTCTATTTCTATCATCTGGCGCACCATAATCAGAAGTTTCGGTCTGAATTATATAGCCACGATTATCGCAAAAATCAGATAAATGATAGAATAATCCTGCAGGAAGTGTACGGTCTCTTAATTGAAACAGTCGTATTTTACCGTCCCACATGCGACTTCTGTATGCAGGCATGAATTTGTATCCAGGAACATAAAAACTAAAAAACTCATTAAGT